CAACAACAAGGTTATTATTGTAAGAAACCAATTTAGCGAGAGGTTCAATGTTGGTCGAACCATTCACCAGCGAAGTTTTGGGGGTATAAATATTACCACCATTAGTCGCCGAACCCCACATAAACGCCTGTGCCCAACCTTCTTGGATTCCCATTTCAGACTGCTGAATCCGGGATTTAACCAAATCAGTAAGTTTATTCTGATTCTGGATAACTTCCTTCATCGAATACGAAATAGGGGCAGCCATTTGGCGCCACTCAAAAATAGCCTGAGTAATGCCATCGGTCGGGAGAGTTGAAAACTCGTCATAACCATCGTATGAATCCGCCGGGGCGAGAGCATACATCAAGTTTTGAGCAAGATAAGTACCACCATCCGCACTTTCATACATATCCGATTTAATCAGATCGTAGAGAAATGCGTTAGTTGCACCGATATTGTCGATGAGCTGCTTCTTGTAATTCGCCAGAGACTGCGCGAACAATGAATCCAAGAAAGCCGTAATATTACTCGGAGCGGAGGTAGAACCGAATGTAAGTGCCACGATTTATTCCTTTGAGAGTTTTTCGGCGGCAGCTGCGATTGCCGCATCGAGATTTTTGAACGTAGAAGGTTTATCACCCGGATCGCCAGAAGCGGGGCTTGGACTTCTCTGGCTGGATATCTTACCAGCTATATCTGATTTATTCTTAGCAATTCGTTCTTGCTTAGTCTTATCTAGTGGTTTCGTATTTCCACCTTTGCGAGAGGCGGCCAATGAATGAATGTCTGAAAGATAATCTTTTAGAGACTGTGAGGAAGATTTTTTATAGGTATCCATGAGCTTACTCATCTCAGCGGATATTTCCTTGGGAAACTCATCTTCATCGTAAAACTCGTTTGCAATGGAATCAAGAATTGACGAGGCTTCCTGCTCCGTCTTGGTCATTTCAGCTCGATTGAAAGTATCCGTAATCTCTTTCGTCTTCGAGTCAACCAATTTCTCGACTGCTTTATTCAGAACGGGGGCAATTTTCTTAGCGAATTCCTCACCAAACTGGTCTTCAAAAAGAGCGACCAATTCATCCTTGGCTTCAACTACTTCCGCCTTGGTCCCTTCTTTAAGGGTTTCCTTCAATTCCTTGACTTCTGCTTTAGTGTAGCCGCCCTGTTTTGCGAGATAATCAATTGCAGCGGGAGCCTGAGTAGGGTCTTTAAGTGCCCTAAGCAGATTTTTTGCAGTTTCGATCTCTTCAGGAGTAAGATCATCGTCAGCCTTTTTATCTGATTCTTTCTTCTCCTCAGTTTTTTCCGCCTTAGGAGTCTTTTTTTCAGATTTTTCACCCGCATCGAGAGTCTCCTTGGCTTTTGCCATTGACTGATCGAGAGAAAGCTGAACTTCTTTGTTTGTGTCTACAATTTCTTCAGGCATCGTCTTTTCCTTATCGAACCGTTTCGAGTGATTTTTGTTCCATTTGGGAAGCCCCGTTTGGATTTATTGCTTGGATATGCTTAGCAGCGATGTTATTAGCATTTTGGCCCTGATCCTGCTGAACCCCGGAACCTCCGGTTGCTCCCGCTTGAGCCGCTTTTTCTGCCATAATCATCAATGCTGTTTTCTGCATTTTACTGATAATCTTTTCATTGCGGTAACCACACCTATAAGCCGCTTCCCGAATCAAGTCTGGATCAAGAGCAATCTCCGGAAAATTGTGCACGTAAGTTAAGAACTGTGCAAACGATTGATTATGGGCCGCCATTGCCGCCGGCGTCATATTCTCGACATTCACAGAAATCTCATGATCGTAACCATCACGGAGATCCTGAGCTTGGATATATTTGAAAACCGGGCCTTTCGCTTGAGCCAGAGGATTCGGATCCATCACGGCTCCCGAAGAATCCTTAATCCATAAACCTTCAACTAATCGTTCCTGCGCCGTGATAAGCAATTCCGCGCCGATTTGTTCAATGAACGTGGAAAAGTCCATCTGATCTGCTGATTCCCTGATCGCCGCTCTTGCATCGACAATTTTCGCCGCAGTAGCTGTTTCTCTCTCAGTGGCTTGATTTCTAGCCTCCGCGGAAGTACCAGAAATGACGTTAAAATCATCTTTAGCCAAAAGAAGGGCATTCTCGGTTGTTTGGCCTTGTTCGGGATTTTGAATTGGAGAAATAGCATTAGCTTGGCCTACCTTGATTAAAACCCCATCTCCGCCGGATACAAACTTTTCTACTTCGAGATCGTCGATTCCACCAGTATATTGAAATTTCCGAGTAAATCTACGACGATAGGATCTCGTTTGCTCACGAGCTTCATTAATCTCATCCTGCGGAGAAATCCATTGAAAGCAAGGAGGTACGGGATAAAAACCTTCAGTATCCTCGTCCCACCGGAGATCAATCAAAGGTAATCTTTCAATATCACCAGACCAAAGTGGTTCATCAAACCATTCATCCAAATATAGGAGTCTCTGGTTCGATACCATATCCCAAATATGCCAAATCTTGCAGACCGTGCCATCGAAAAGCCCACGCATTAAATCTGAACGGTTCCCACGATCGAATGAATCCCCAAGAATGCCATTAGAAAAATCAGCCCCAACCATTCCGCCCGAAAACCCTTTAGGCCAATTAATCCCTTCGGTTTTTTTGAGTTCACTCGCATAAACAAAGTCATAGTAACCACACCATTCGTGGTCATTCAAATCCATCGCTTCCGAAACCGAAACCCGAAATCTTTTGGGGTTGATCCTTTTTACATAGAATCGTTCCGAAATCGGGAGATCGGCATTCTTAACCACCTTAATCTTTTCCTCAGGAACATTTTCATCTTCCCAAGAATTAAGTTGTGGAATTTCTTTCTGTGGGTTTCTCCAATCCGCAGCGTACCCAATTTCCATAATCCCAAAACGCGTGAAAGAATCTTTTGCAGCCCGACGAATATGCTTTACAAAATTGACGTTCTTATTACGAACGATTGAATTCAAAACATCCTGCTTCATTACCGCCGATTGCATTGCAAAATCAAGATCCCAGTTTCCACCATCTCCCGGAGTAGGGGAAATAATGAAAGATGGCTTCTGGAACATGAAGTTCGCCAACTTCGTCTTAATCGTAGAGTAGAATAGATTAAGCTGATAGGGGTTGTAAGCGGTCGACGAATATTCCTTTTTATACTTCCATTGAAAACCCCTGACATAATCTTCGAGGGTATTGCACCTGAACCGGGATTCCCAATTCGAGTGATACCTGTTTGCATTCGTAACTCGAAGCTGCCATGGAGAATTTTGATTGGACATTATTGGATACTCATCGGAACCGCAACATTAGATTTTCTTTGTGCCAGCATCAAATTATAATAAGCAAAAGTATTCTTGGGTGCCCGCTTCTGCTGTTTGGCTGGCTGAATTCCATGCATCGCTACAAAATATCTTACACAATCGTAAGCATGGTCGGTAATCGAATCTTCCCGTTCATCTGAATAGAATGACTTCCCTTCAATTTGACCGATTAATTTCTTACGTTGTGCGCCCAGTTCGGTTATCGCATGTTGGCAACCCATAGGATAATCCGGGGTTTTCTTTATAAAATAAATACCTTGGGCGGGTGATTCGCCGGTAATGGGGTGTTTGAACTTGTCAGACTTTCTGAGCAATTCATTAATACGGTTGCGAGTTGCAAATTCATTATTATCGGCGGGAATCCAGTACAGGGCCGGAACCTCTGACCCAACTTCGTTAGTGGAATATTCGTCTGCGACGGTCCAGAAACCCCCGTTATGCTGCGAAGTCTTTTTGAAGATTTGAGGGTCAGCAAAGTTTCCACTGTATTGTTCGCCTTCGGAGCATTCGTGAATATTCGATCTATGCCGAGAAATTACTTGTCCGGGGACATAATATTCTCGATAACAAATATATACCCCGTCCAAAGCGGCAAACCAAAGACAAGAAGTGGGGGAAGAATCACCATGATCCAATACCCGAAAAAGATTGCCATGTGATTTAATTCGGGCAATGAGTTTTGGATCTGGTTCAATAATCCCTGGCTTATCCAAGAAGTGAATTGCGGAGGAAGACCTACCCCATTTCCCAAGAACGTACTTATCAACCCATTCTTGATCTTTGGTGAGAGCTTCATTATAAGTTTCTACTGAACCAAGAGATTTATCCCACTGGCCTTCAGTATAGAAGTAATTCTTCTTCCTCTGTGGAGAATCAGGATGATACTTCCGGTAAATATAGTGAAATTCCGTGTCCGGGTTCGTGAGAAGCATACCGTAGGACGGAACATAAGGTTTATTTGTATTTGGGTCTCTTGGCCAATCCGGATAAACGCTCAAAAGATGATCTGGTACCAAAGCCCCGTCCCATCTTCCGAGTCGGGCATCCAGAATATCCATTGTTTTTTCGTCGGTTTCTTCAGCCTGATCGACCAAATAAGAATTTGTCTCAAGACCACGAAGTGTCTTTTCATCAACTTTGTCTAAATGAATCCAGTGGATTAAGGACGAGTTCGTTAGGACTGTCATGCCATCTTGTTCATTATGGGACGCAATTAATTCAGACGGACACATCTTTAAAAAAGTCTGCATCGTCGTGATCTTGAGATCTTTGTACGTTTGGCGAGCAATAACCAAACGGTAATTGGGGAAGCTAAGAAGTAAAGTTAACGCCTTGAAACAACCACAGAAAGATTTACCATTGTTGAATGCACCTGAAAAACATTGATTTCGAGCCGTGGCATAGTAGAATTCTCTCTGCGCCGGATTACGAAATGTGAAATTCAGATCCAATGAATTATCTTAAACCGGGGGCATTAGAAAAGATGCAATGAATTCCTGAGCGGCATTGATAAACTTTTCCGCCGCAGCTTTATGAGCATCGGTTGCTTTGGAGCTATGGACAATCTGTTCGGCTACAGAAATCCCGGCCATTAGGCCCATTTGAATGAAAAAATTAAGCTTCATCTTATTTTCCTTTTGAAACCATCTTCGCTGCTTTTGAAACTAAAGAGATATTTTTAAAATTACCTACTGAATTTTGAGGGCCTACCGATTTCGCTGATTTCTCACCCGAATCGGATACCTTACCACTTCCACCACACGCTGAACATTTCATTAACCGACTCCTATAAGACAAAGATTTTTTACTGTTGCTGAAATAGCTGGTTTAATAGCCACCATAAAGGTGCGCCAATCGTCAGTAGCAGCGACCTGTACATCCAAAGTATTAGCACCGACCGGGGTTTTTGGTCCACCATAAAAACCGCAGTTTGAACTCCCAATAGGGCCGATAGTGCCACTATTTGACGGGACGGGAATGTACCCTGTTTGAGTAATTGCCACCATGAAGAGCCAAGAGTTATCTACGCTGGTGGTAATACTAGTCGGAATATTTGTGTTTGGCGGAACTCCAGTAGAATCTACAAATCCAGTTTGTGAAGGTATAATCCCATCGGTGCCAAACAACGACATGCTGCCGCCAAAAAAAACAAAGTAGGGTAGGGTGGCTGTAATAACTATATTATTCGTGCCTGTCGAAGGATTTGCAAGGTAATAGATAAAAGCTGCTCGTCCCGTTGTAAACAACTTAATACCGACCCGTGTCATTGCGACGCCGTTGTACTTCACGCTGGCAATTCTATCAGCATTTTGATTTAGGTAACCAACAACATATAAACTACTTCCAGCAGCACAAGTATGTGACCAAGTAGTTGTTAGACCGGACCCAGAACCAGAACTTGTACTATCGAGTGTAATCGCCATAAATAGCTTTTGCCTTTTCTACTAAATTGGCGCTACCGGGTAGCTTTATACGAATTCCATCAAGACTATTTTTCCATCCCTGCCTCGGAACATCGTACATCTGGATTTTCGAATTCCACTCAATACATTCCTTCAGTCTCGCATAATCATTAACTACCCAACTGAATGGGATAACGATGGTTGGATAACTTTTCGCTGCGGTATAATAATTAATCCACGCAGAAAGTGCATCATCCATAGTTTGTGGATAACCCTTATCTCCGATCCAACGGCTTACTAAAGATTCACAATTCTCCACCGGTTCCCGAATTAGTAAAAACTTTGGGATATCTTCTGGTGTATTAAAAACTTCCGGGTTGTGCCGATGAGATAAAACGCCATTCTCTGGAAAATGATCAAGAATTGGATCCGGGTTAATAATATTACTAATAACAAAAGTATTCCCACAATGCCAAAACCCATCAAGAATGGCCCGGTGGTAAGACTTAACGGGAATAATATCAAGACTTCGCATTATTAAACCTCAATATACTGCAAAATCCCACCAACTGCAATTGCCGCGGAAAGATTGATATTCAAAGCTTCCCCAGAGATAGTTTCAAACCATCCGTATGGGTTTAAAGGCATCGAGAATCCAGTGTTTGCAACTTCGTAAAAAAGCCCCGTTTTATCGGTCGGCGTCGTACTGGACTGAAATTTAACATTTACTGTGCCGTTTGAAGTAAGCACAAGCGCAATAACTCTGATCTTTTTACCCGAAACGGAAGCAATTTGGGTTGTTATACCCGAAGCGGAAGCATTGATAATCGACCATTTCGGGGTACAAGCAACACCACCGATATAAATATAAGTACCATCCATTGAAGATGGCCCAATATTTATCCAACCGTTTACTGAACTCCAAATGGAATTGAAGATTTTATTCAATCCACGAAGTTTAGCTGAAACCGTTCCCGCGGTATCCCCAACTACTGCGGAATCCCCAACCGCACCTTGAGTATAATCTTGGCCATCCGCAGCACGATAACTATCTGGAGGAACAGTAAGTGGCATTTTAGCTTTCTACAACTTTGGTCGGATCATTGAGTGCGTCTAATACTTCCGGATCATCAGAATGTCGCCGGCATAAAATAGCATTAGTTGCTTTATCACGGATAGTTATTTCCCGGCCCCGGAAAGTTTTATCGAAGACTTCTTGAACTCCCGGCTGGAGAGTCTTTTCGAGGGCTTCGTGATAACCGGATAATTTACCTTCGTGATGTGCTTTTTCCTTGGTCATTTGGAGAAGTTCATCCATACGACCATTCACGAGAGTTTTAACCTCCGCCGTCTTACTAATACTCTTGATTGCTACAACCAAACCAGTAATAGCAATTATCATTGGAGGAAGCCCGAGTATAAAAGCATTACCCAATGAAATAATAACCTGCGTATCAATAAGCATGGCGGGGTTAACCAACATTAGATATCCTTGAGAGTCGAATTGCCGAGAAAAGACTCGCCACTGTAAGATTGGGCGGTTTCTTCGACATCGAGATCCGAAACAAGTGGCATTACCCAGATATTCTTGTAACCCATCCGATCGCCATGCTTGAAAGCACGATTTCGGGCGGAACGAAGATCCCCGGTATGCAGGAAACCTTTGAAATTAAAAGGTGACATCTTATTTCGGAAACACATAATGTAGAGCGTAGGGGCATCGTTAGAACTTAGGGCTGATTTCGGAACTTCAATGATTTCTTCGGGCATAGTCTTATTCCTTTTCACAAATCTTTATTAATCAGAGTCTTCAACAGTCGAAGGAATAAATTCTTCCTTTTCACCATCAATCCAAACTTTAAATCCACCCTCAACTACATGAACGTAGAATTCGTTGGATGGGTGTTTTGTGAGGTATTCTTCGAGATTCATTTTATTTCCTTATTGAACTAATGTCTCAACCGCAGATTGCCGGGGGATAAGAATGGGATTCAATGTTCCTTCCACGGGTTTCTTGGAATCATTGATAATAATATTGAACACTGGTTGCTGGGCCGGTTTATCTTCAAGCTCGCCAATTAGTTTCCATGCCATTTCCAAAGCACGAAGTTTTACAGTATCCGTGCCCGCTCCGTCCGCAAGATCCAAAAGTCGTTGAATATTTTCCTGTCGGGAGAACCCACCTTGCTCCAAAGCAGTTCGGAGATCGGAAGATTCCCCTTCGGGTTTTTCTTTCGTCAATCCTGCCATTCTTAGGGCATCTTGAACTCTTGGGTTTATGATAGGCATATAGTTAGGTGATAATCTTAGGAAGTCTGGGCTGGCCCGGAAATGGTTTTACTACAAAATCTTCAACGTCTTTTACGAGATTAAGGGCAATATCGGGAAGGCAGTTCAGGCCCTTACAAAGGAAATTAAGATAATTCTGAGAATTGTTTTCCGATCGGGGTGCAAATTTCTCAACAAATTGCTTTAGCGTCAAACCACGCTTTGCATCAAGATTAATTTGACGAGCTAAATCTTCCCACCCATGTTCAAGGGTGTCGATAATTCCAATTGCATCGGGTTTTCCAACTGGGTGCGAAGAATGTGGAGAATGTCGAAGATCACCGGGGTTGTTATTCCGATTGGGAACGGAGCCGGGCGTATAGAACCCCTCGATTTGGGCGATTAATCTCATTAATTTAGTCATGGGATTTCTCGATCGAGGGGGATTTTTCGGCCGGGTTTTTAATTTGCTTCGAGGCTAGAAATTGATTGAGTGGAGACGTTGATAAACGATCTTTTCCGTACTCAACCGTTTTTTCTATTACCTTCGATTTTTGCATGGGACCGCGGCCTAACGGTAAGATACCATACAGTGTGGAGTGTGTCGAATCGGTCTAAAGGCTACCGAATCAGCCAGATAGACGTGGTTTCATGGCGACGCGCTCCCGAATTGGGGCAGCGTCGGGGAGTTGATCGAGAGATCGGAGGTATTTTTTTTGGCTGCTTTTTTTTCTCAACCGGAGATCTGCTTTCTCCTCATTGGTCATCCCCCGCTCGGAAATAATTTGTCGAGTTTTTTCTCGGCCCCATTTTCGCATTCTCTTACCTCACTCGTTCATAGGAATATTTATCTTTGATGTTTCGATTAAAGTACTCGCCTTTTGAAGATGATTCGATTAAACCAGCGGCCTCGAAAGGTGGGACGCTATAATATTCCCATGTGCCAATCTGGGGATTCGAGAAAGTTATTTTAAGGGTACCCTCGATTGGCTCGTAAGAAATATTTCCAATGCAAGTTGAAGAGTAGCTTCCAAAACGGCCGCCTACCCTTCCTTGGTGAGAACCGACTAATGGGGATTTCATCTTATTCACCTTCCTCAAATGTAATGGTAAGTTGCTTATCGTTGACTAAAATACCACCAGTATATTTAATCCTCAGTTTCCTTTCCGCGCCGGGAGCCTCCAACTCAAACGTTACGTCCCGATCAAAAATATCGTCCCGATCAAAACTCTTTAAATCTTCTCGTATCTCGTTTAGTGTCATATCGTTTCCTTTTATTTTATTTTAATGTTTTTCAGAATCTACATACATTCGGTAGTGTGCGCACGTAGCCGTCCGGCTGGTGGTATGGGGTCATGGGTACCCTTCGGCGTTTTGATCGCGCCATGGGGCTGCTGTGGGCCAAGGCGTGAGTCGTGCCCGATCTATGGTGAGCAGTGAGAGGGTAAGAAGGTAACGTGCGCGCGGGCGAGAGGACCAGAGGAATCTGAGAAAGTTGTTGAATCTGGGAAAAGGTGTGGTAAGCTATGGGTAAGGAGAATCTAAGATGTACGCTGCTAAACTTACCAATGGAAAATGGACACGGTACTATGAATCATGGACTGTATTTAGCTCCATTATGCCCCGTGTGGAATATTCATGCGGAGCAAAGGTATTTGATGATGGTGAATTTATTGGTTACTATGCGCCGGATGGAATAATTCCGTCTAACACTGTTAGAAGCTACTCTGATGCAGAACTCCACCGGGCATTTTGGCCGTTTGAATCAGTGGAAAAAATTCGGCGTGCTCTAGGGCTATAGACTTATGAAACCCTACGAAACACTAGACTCTTTTGAAATCAGGATGCGGCTGAATGATGGCCTATGGCATCGCGCTGGTTCCTTTTCTTCACTGGTTTGTGAGGACAATAGCATTTTCCCGAAACGCCTCACATTCTATGTAGCGGGCGGCGAATGGTATGCGGCTGAATCAATAGAGTTTGAAACCCCGAAAACCACGGAATTCATGGGGCTTATCGATGCAGTGCTGGCGGACCTATAAAAACCCAAAATGGGCCATTCTTCGGAGTGGCCTATTTTTTGCCCGCTTAGTAAGTAAGCACTTACTGACTTATCGGATGAACCAAAAAAAAGCCCGATACCAGAGAGTCCCATGGGAAACTCCGATACCGGGCTTTTCAGCGTCCTAACGATTAAGCGGTCGCGGCGGAGTCCTTAGCGGCGGATGCCTGCAAGCCCGCCTTGATAGCCGGCGTATTCTTAATAAGCTCCATCGCCGATTCCTTCGCCTTGCGCTTTTCCTCGACCGACATATTTTTCTTGAGGCCGAAAACGGTTTTCGCCAGATTGAGACGGAGGGCATTCACGGAACCCATATCAGCTACAGTCCCAGCAAACTCACCGTTGACCTTTTCGGTGTCTTCGCCTTCGGCATCCTTTTCGTAGGTGTGCCATCCCGAGACTTCAGCGCGAAGATTCCGACGGGTTTCCTCTTTCAGACCTTCGTTGAGCAGCGCGAGCATTTTCACAGCGTCATTGCCGATGCGGGCGAGAACTTCCGTGGTATCGGCAGCGGGGGTAAACTCACTCGCCTTAACAAGGGTAACCTCGTTAAACGTATCGAGGTCAAAAACGGTTTTCTGAATGATGATGGATTCGGTATTCATTGGGTGGTTCCTTTAAGTTTGAGGCCGGATTCCTTCGCAGTCGGAGTCAATCGGCTTATGTATCCACTATAGCATGGAATTCCTCAATTGCAATAGCCTAGATCGAAAAAAGCTCACTTTGGATCAAAAAACCTTCGATCTCCGCATCGGACTTGCAACTGAGTTGCAAACCATAGCAAGGATTGGGCATCTGTCCTCGGCTGGTATCGCTCTGTCCCTATCTGTCCTCGACCACCGGAAGGCTAAGCCGTTCAAAATGAAGGGTTTGCGCGTCAAAATTCCCTTGGGGGGGAGACTATATTTTTACTCCTGTGCCAGCGCTGCATTGTTACAAAGTCTATATATATATCATTCTATTAGACTTAACTACGATTTCACATTTTCAGAAAGTTGATCCAAAACTCATCCAAACCCATTCCCGCTAAGCCGTTGATAACAAAGGACTTAACTGAGGGCCCGGAAGCGACCTAGGGGGTAGGGTGATTTACCTAGGGAGGGAGGGGCGATGAAAATAGTCCGCAAGTGGTTGATTCTAAAGCGAAATCTCCTCTTTACAGCGTGGATAGATGGTGATAGAATGGGTCCAGTCGTAGACAGATGGTGCTCAGACGAGCCTCTCAGAGGCCGATGGCGTCAAAACGATGCGACAATCAACGAAATAAAAATAGAAGTTTTAGAGGAAACCGAATGAAACCACAATCAATCAAGGCGGCCCGCTAATGGCCGCTTACCTCACAGTCTATGACCTGAAGAATATCAGGAACGTATACAACGCGTTGGGAATCTCAAATTCAGCCGTTCTGGACCAAGTCAAGCTGGGAATCCAAACCATGCACTTTGATGAGGACGCGATAATGGAAATTAAGGACATTTTCAGCGATTATCAAACCATCCGTGAAAAGATCGTCTCCGAATCGGAACCAAAACTGTCGGCTTATGAAACCGCGACTTTGGGAAAAGTGGAGCTAATCGACCGATGCCAGATAATTTCAAATGTGAAGAAGCTGGAAGGGAAGCGATAAAATGACCGCCAAACCTTGCGCTATCTGCCAAAACGAACTTTCCGCTTCCGACGCATCTATGTCGCTTTCCACGGGAGTATCGGCTTGCATGGATTGCCGATATTGCCTAAAATGTGGTAACGTGGTCTCCGGTGCGGAAATAAAAGCCTTGATTCAAGCAGGCTCTAAAATTCAGCACGTAAGATGCGTAATAGCTTCGATGGCGAAGTTTACCCTAGTTTCCGTAACGCAAGCGGAACTGGATATGCTCAACCTTTGCCGGCTGATGGTGACTCCTGATGTTGAGGATTTATCAGTCGATACAAATAAGGCACGCGCGGAAAAAGCGGGAAACCAAGTTTGGGAATCCCTCAGCATGGAGCAAAAATATACTCACGTCCAAATGCTGGAAGCGGTATATGGGAACGCTTATGCACTGCTGAAGAAAGACCCCGAATCCCTGAAAAAGGCCCACCTTGAAAAAGATCGGGAGCGGGTATTCAGTGCCCGTGAAAAAGCCGAAAAGTCAACTGTTGCCATCGAACTGAAAGATAAGGCAATGAAAAAGGAGGCTAAGGAATCCCTATCGGCCCAACAAAAATTCATAGCCGGATTTAAGGGTACTCTCAGTGATGAAGCGATGAAAGCGATATGGACCTCACAAGGGAAGGAATGGAAATGAAAATACATGATAATGATTGTGCGATTTATGATGGTGGTAATAATCTTTGTGATTGCCGATTAGTGGAATGTGAAATCGGCGACGATGAAGCAAGGGAAGGAATGGAAATAGAGCGATAAACCAAATTCAATTGCGATTTCACACCAAAATGGCCCACTTTTTAGCCCAAAGCTAGATTGTGGGCCAGAGGTGTTTAGAAAGGGAATAAAGATGGAAAATAGAAAAAAACATTCTCATAGGTGCAAAAAATGCGGCGAAGGAACGTATTGCTATAAAAAGCAATGTCAACTTCCGCAGAGAATCGAAATGTGTGTGAATTGCCAATGGAAGGCAAAAAACCTTGGATTTACTCCGGTGATCTCCCAATGAAACTCACCACAAAGTGCCCCGAATGCGGTAAGATTCTTGAACTAATTTCATCGCTGGAATTATCACCCTCGGAATCCCTAAATACTTACTCTTGTGGCCATGCGTTTATGGCGTCGGCAACCAGAACGTCGATTTCTGAGAAAGTCTACCCGACCACGTCCTGTGATACTTCAATGTTGACGTATGACTACCAGAATGAAGGGATCGAATTTATCCTGAAAACTGGTTTCAATGCGCTTATCGCCGATCAAATGGGATTGGGAAAAACGATTCAGGCACTATTGGCCCTCCGCGCGGAATATCAGAATCGCACTCCGGCACTAATCCTAGTAAAGTCCGCCACGCTATGGCAATGGATTGGGGAATATAAGAAGTGGTGTGATCCACTTCCGCTCGGAATCTATATGATCGAAGGTTCAAAATCATGGATTCCGCCGGGATTCCAATCCTATATTTGCTCAATGGATACCTTTGGCCGAATTATCTCAAATGAGAACGAACAACAAAAACTCTTAGATTTCGGATTCAAGCTCTTGATTGTGGATGAAGTCCATTCTTTCAAGAATTCCCAATCGAAACGAACTCAATCTCTTCTGCAATTCATCAAGAAAATTTCCCATCGTGAAATCAAACGCGAGATAACCTTGAATTGCATCATGTGCGGGAAGTCATGGAAAGAAGAAACCACGATCGAAGTGGATCTTTCCTCAACAATCCAGCACGCCAAACACTACCATCATTCAAATTGTCCCCAATGTGCCGCTAGGGTTTCCATCGCTCAGGATAAAGCGATCGTAAAAGAAGAAACTGGCGATAAAATGGGCCTCATTTTCCTCTCTGGCACGCCAATTAAGAATCGTGCGGACGAATATTTCATTCCATTGAATCTCCTAGCACCGGAGCAATTCCCTTCGCTGGAGCGATTTCGTCGGAATTTCCTAGAACAAGACGATTCTGGGAAGTGGTCCCGAATCAAGCCATATATGATGGAAAATTTCAAAGAGAAAACTTCAAATTTCATCATTCGCCGGGAACGTAACCAAGTCTTGAAAGACCTGCCAAAATTCCATCGTATTTTCACAACCCTCACAATCGAAGACCCCCGCATGAAAGCAGCGTACAATGCGGAGATTGATAAACTACTGGAGAAAGATTCCGAAGGTAAGCTATCAATGTCTGATATTACCGATAATATCATGACAATGCGGAAAATCATCGGAATGGCGAAGGTGAAATTTGCCGCCGAATACATTCAAGAATATTTAGATGATACGGAAGATGATAAGATCGCCGTCGGGATTCACCATCACGCTGTAAGAGATTCGCTGATTTATGAATTGGGCCTGAAAATAAACCCAGTGAATATCAAAGCCGGCTCAAACATTCAATGGGACGTGGATACTTGGAAGGAATCGAAATCCCGCCGAGTGGGAGTAATTTCCATGTTGGGTGGCGGCGTCGGATTAAACCTCCAATTTTGCCATCACATCTTAAATGTCGAAAGACAATGGAATTCGGCCGATGAAGAACAATTGGAAGACCGGTTTAATCGAATTGGTCAAGAAAATCCCGTAACGGCAGAGTATTTAGTCGTGAAAGGAACAATTGACGCTTATTTTTCGAACATGGTTGAAGAAAAGCGGAAAATCTGCGGGGAAACCTTCGGGGTGAATTTTAATCCGATGGAATCTGAGTCTTCCATGAGAGATATGGTTGAATGGGCAATGGTGAATAAGCTATGATTTGGAAAAAATGCCCATTTTGTGGTAAATGCAGACTCTGGCGACCACTTCATTCATTCAAATGGTATTTATGTAGTTGGTGCGATCAGGATTTTAACGATTCGTTGGCACTTAGTGGTTTTACAATTAAGTGGTTTTGGTATTTCAACGATGATTGGGGTTTCCCCGAAGGAGCGGATTAAAATGAAAGAAGAGATTAGCATTCAAAACAAAATAGCAGCGCGTGATTATGCTGCTCACTGCTTAGCTCACGTTAGTAGTAAAAAACCATTAAGCTTCCGAATTGCTTGTGCAGCACTTTCACATAGGATGCGTAAGGAAGCATTAGAGCTAATCGAAAAATCAAAACTCAAAGGATAAGATTATGATTCTCACAAAAGAGCAAGTAAACGAATATCACAGAATTCTTGATGCCGGGCTTTCCAGAGGATTGGGAGAACGAGGAAATCCAATTTGTATCGAAGCGGCGATTTGTCAGACTTTAGGGCTGCCACATGGGGATGATCCGGGTTGTGTTATTGAAATTCTCATTGAAATGAAGTCACCAGGATGTGAGCTTTTATGACTATCGAATCCGAATACATAGTAGAAACCTTATATTTCACCTGTAAGATTAAAGTAGATGATGCTTCATCCAAAATTGTCGAAACTGAAGCCGCCTTGCAAAAATTCAAAGGCGTGCAACTCTCAATCCTGAGAGATTGGCTTTACAAGAACTTTAAGAATCATTATAAAATCAGGTTACAAGAGAGGCTTGGGCTATGAACAAATTTGAAGTAGCTGAGAAGTTTAAACACAATGATAGAGAATGTGTAATCGTTGAATATTACCTCTGCTCAATAACTCCATCGAAGGGGCTTCACCCTTCGGTAAAATACCAGAGTCTTCAAGAAGCTCAAGAAAAGCGAGATAATTTGCAAGCCAATACTTCTAAGAAACCCACGGAACTTCGATGGTGTATTCGCCCAGTAAACGATCCTGAGGTTTTGGAAGCATTGGAGAAAATTTGGGGGCGCCCGGTAAATCCCGAAACTGGAGAACCGGCGCAAGATTATTTCACACATTCTGGGAGGTCGCGGTATGAATAACTTCACTTGCTTTTTCTGTGGAATGCACCCCAAGAAATGTACGTGCGAACAAATCTACCATCCTAAAAAACATCCATTTCTCGATCCAATCGGAATAGGTGTGGTTTTGGGAATGATTGGTGGATTGGTTTGGTTGGTTGCACATTAAAGATCAAAGAAATCGAAAGGAAAAGATTAGAAATGGAAAAATTTACCCTCGTCGCCAACTCAACCCAACTTCAAGCTTTCGGTGAATGCCCGGAGCAATGGAATCTCGCGCATCGGGAAAACCTTGAGAAAAAGGACCAGCGCAAAGATGCCATGAACGCGGGATCGTTCGGGCACACAATGTTGGAAACCTACTATAAGTCAATCGCATCGGGGAAATCATTAAACGATGCACTAAACCTTGCTACGTCTCTCACCCCCGAACCAAGGTTAGAACTGGAGCCGGAAATGGTGAAGGTTTTAAAAGACAAGCTTTTTATTTACGGTATGACCTATGCCAAATCGGATTTCATCCCCGAATCGCCCGAAACCGTAGAATTAGGGTTTTCCGTTCCAGTCTATGAAGATAGTTCACGGCTTTTTATTTTAGAGGGCCGATTGGATGCTTACCAGCATACTCCTATGGGCGGCTTTTTCAATGGTAGCCGGGCGATTATGGATCATAAATTCCAAATGCGCCATCATGAATTATATCAGAAACGTCTTCAATTCCGGAATTACGCTTGGGCTACGAAATCTTCACTTTTCATTGTGAATTATATTTCAATGACCAAGAAAACCGACGATACTACCTTCCGGCGCAAAGTCATTCCCTTTAGTTCTTTGGAGCATCAGCTTTGGGAACGTCGGCTTATTCAAATGTTCATGAATATGGAAATGGCAATCAAGATTTCGTCCGGGGCACTTACGGGAAAACCGCAGCCATACGAGCATCGCTGGAATTCGTGCGAGAATAAATATGGCTACCCTTGCCAATTTACGGATATCTGCGAACAAACGAATGAGGCAGCTATCGAAATGGTTAAGAAGACTCAGTACCATCAAATTAAGGAATGGAGATCGTGGTGACTCATTATAATTCGCGCGCGGAAGCTTTGGGAAATTATCATTCGCTTAAAGTTGGTGACACTTTTACTTCCGATGAAAAATGTCCAGGTTGTGAATTCAATTTTAAGGGATTTTACAGTGCTAGTGCAACTTTTGAGATAAACCGAAATCATAGTTGCATTAAAGAGTTAATGATCAAAATTAAGGAATTGGAGAAGGTTGTGGATAGAATTGAGGGTTATATAAGATGAGAATCTCATTCCCGCCCCCAAAACCAGTAATTCGGAGAACTTGTTCCGCCCTCGAATATCTACAAATTCTTTATGATGATCTAGGATTTGATCGACTTCATAGGAACGATCATTTTCTCCAAGAACTCAAGAAACCAATCAAATTCATCGACGAATTAGCTCCATACGAAATTAGCAAGCTTATCACCATTCTTAGAGATATGAAAGCGAGACGAAATGGCTAAAATATACGAATTCAGTAGCAAGCTAACCGATGGATCGACGCAAAAAGAAAAATGTGAGATTCAACCAGAAATCACTACAGAGTATGGGATGACCCGGATTGATTTCCAAGAGAAAGTCGGGGAATATGATTTCCGTGTAGTTCATTCCATTTTCATCCGAACCGATTTGATCGTAACGATTTCGGTAAAAGAAAAGGATAGTCCAATCGAATGAAAAAAATCGAAGAGCATGAAATTCATTCCTATGTCCGATCACATTATACGGATAAGGGAGATAAGGTAGTTTATAAATGTGTCGGACACCCACTTTGCACGCATACAATAACTGTGCAGAAAAAGAACAGGTCTTTAATGGTTGGCCGGGTTTCGGTTTGTCCCCAGTGCACTGAGAATCATTTCGTTTTGACTGCAAAGGATCTTCAGCTTAAAACTCCGAAATGTATTCATTGTAAGGGCGGGGAAAAAGCGAAGAATCTTGCGGTTAACAAAGGAATCATGGATTCAGTTCTTGGGGATGTTTTTGGGAATAGGGGAGGTATATGAACAGCATTCAAACATTTTCCTATGCCGATCGAATGGTAATTGCCATGAAATTGATTGTTATGGATATGGATCAAATCAGGGAGAATAAAGAAGACCCTAATGGAGCAATGGCGTTCTTTTGGCTGGGGCAGGCTTTGGCTAAGGTTTATGCGGTTTTCAGGGGGCTCACGAAAGATGAATTAGCTCGCGTAAAACCAGTCGATATGATCCAGTGGGTTAAGGATCAGAAAATTGATAAGAATCTTTTGGTTCAATAAGAATGATTAAATTTGAAGTCCTTGCAATATTAGTTACTATTTTCTTATTTTATTGGTTCACAACGAGGGGAGAAGATTAAATGCCAGCTTTAGATGCACTTGCGCCGGATTCAAAATTCATGGGTTTATTTATCGGTCGTTCTGGGACTGGTAAAAAAGCCGCAGTCGCTACATTTCCAAGGCCAATTTTGTTCATGGACTTTGATGGTCGCATTCGGGGATTGATGGGCTGCCCTTGGCTTTTGGAGGATGGTAGGCTTCCGAAGGGATTGGGAGATGTTGAGATTTTTCCACCCAAGAATAAAGCCGGGGAGTTTTCCTTTAACAAGGTGAATGACCATTTGGAGAAACTTCAAGGGTTGGCTAATATTGCTTCAATCCCCTACAAAACCCTTTACGTTGGGTCTATGACTGGAGCGGCTTTTGGGTTTCTTCAGGATGCTAATATTCTCTCACATCGAGAGAATAAGGGCATGAAAATGGGAGCTATGAATATGACTGGCCCACAGGACTACAAGTTTGAATCCAATGGGGCTAAGCAGTTTCTTTCATTTCTCCGGTTCCTCTATGCTCACCCAACTGGAATTCCCAATATTATCGTAGGAGCCCACGTTATTCCAAAATGGGGAAAGCCGGGAATGGAGGATTTGAATCTCAACGATGAAGTCGATAAGGGTAGCTCGGAAAACTACGTCGAAGAGTTGAATAAGAAATACCAGTATCTTCAAAATATCGTCGTGGGCGAAAAGCTCGCTCTCACAGATAAATTGGCGGAAGAAATTCAAATCTATTTCGATCATATCTTCAAGTTCGAGAAAGAAATGAAAATGGGAAAGCAAGCACCCCAGCATTATGTGACGTTTCGATCGGAAATTGCGCGGACTTCACATTCTAAGCTGCCGGATGGAAAAGTGGATATCACAGGAAAGCCTTTTTATCCGGGGATGATGAAATTGGCTGGGTTTAGCGAGGGGAAGATTTGATGGGGCTTTTTAGTTTTGAGTACTTAGGCTGTTTTATCATAATTACAACCCCGAAACCTAAAATAGAGATTATTAAAGGTAATACCACATTAAGACAAGTTAAAATTTACTTTAACACAGGGATGTTAGTCTGGGATAACTTGAAGGAAGATGAAGCCAATAATTTATTCCACCTATTAAAACGAAGTTGGTACCCACATCCAAAGGGGAAAGAGGAAATTTAGTCATGCCACACCCCCCAGACCCCCTACTCCCAAATTCCCGAACCCAAAGTTTGAAGTCAATTTTAGATGTAAATACAAATAGTACAATAGAAAAGGGGAAAACAAAACAATGCTCAAGATTCAAAATAAAGCTATTGAAATTGAAAAGAATTCTAAGTTTCCATTACTTATTCAATATACGGGAGTCCAAGACTACATTGTAGCAAGGGTTGTTTCGGATATTGTAGCTGGAAAAAGTTTTAGAATTATTGAAACAAATTTTGGGGATTAAAATCATCCATTCACTCATCAATTCGCTGGGTTCTTTAGAAGTCAAAGATTTTAGCATTACCGTATCAAAGATCGAAACCAAAGGAAACGACTAATATGCCAAAACTGCATATACCCTTCACTGATAATAAATATATTATCTTTGATGAAGAGGATTCCAGTGTAATCGCAAAATTAAAGATTTTTATGGGCGGGACACTTGAGCATGAATCAGTTATGTGTTCTGAAAACTCTGATAGGAAACCAATGATTACTCTAGGCCGATATATGCTTGGGTTAAAAATTGGTGATGAATTAGAGTGTGACCATAAAGATAGGAATATCTTTAATTTTAAGAGGGATAACCTTAGAATAGCTACTAGAATGCAACAACTTGCTAATAGAGGTATCTACGGCAATAATACTAGTGGTTATAAGGGGGTTATTTGGCATAAACAGAACAAATGTTGGAGGGTTCGTGTAAATCAAAACGGGATAACTAAATACGATCAGTGTTTTAATAATAAAGAAACTGCTGCAAGAGCTTATGATAAAGCAGCGAAGCGTATTTTTGGGGAATTCGCAGTATTAAATTTTCCAGAAATTTCTGATAATGCTGTCAATTAAAAAAAACACAAAGAGGAAAATCCATTGCCGATTATTTCATTTACCGATTCAGACAAACTTGCCGCAGTTGTAGTTGACGCGGGTTATTACAAAGCCGTGGTCAAATCAATTGATATGAAGGCGTCCAAATCGGAAAGCTCGACGAATTTCTGGACCGAAATCGAACTCACCGAAGGGAAGAATAAGGGTAAGGAATTGAAAGTTACGTTCAATACCAAAACCTCTAGCAATTCCATCCTTGGTGATATGCAGCTTCGGCCGTATTCCGATATGCTTATGCTTTATGCAGCTATCTTCGGGCTGGAATTGGAAGCAGTTCCGCTTCAGTTCGATACGGATGAAATGCTCATGAAGGAATTCGATTTGCAGGTTCTTAATACACCGACTGAAAATGGTGGAGGTATTATGAATTCAACCGGAGTATTCCTCCCGGCCGGAAAAGCATCTTCGGCGGCTGGCGTGACGTTCTAAATTTTTGGCGCGCTCCCGAAAAGGGCAATTAAGCAATATCGGAAGATGAGGGCTAGCTGGCTTACTTAATTTTCCGACGCGCCAGATTTTTAAAATGAGGAGAAATATGAAACTCATCTATCAATGGCTATCCAAATATTATGGCCCACCAGAAACAAAGGCATTGCATCGTATTATTGATATGCTTAGAACTGAAAATAAAATTATTAACAAACGGTTTAAAGAAACTGAAGTGCAAATGTGGCAATACTTTAAAGAAAGAAATTTGGCTCAGCGAGAAATTAATGAATTAAATGCTTCATTAGAGGTAAGGGTCAGAAAGGCTGATTTTTAAATGTTCACAGTTTCCGGCCATGGTGCGTCAAATCCAGCAATTTTATTCGTAGGGGATTACCCTGTCGGGAGCGATCTTCAATCGGGTTATGCGCTTTCTGGCTACTCTGGTAATACAATTAAAAATTCCCTTGCTGACGTAGGCTTAAATATTTCGATGGCTTTTCGGACTCTGCTCATAAAGGATGAGTACCGGGAAA